GTCAATGCAGGTCCAGGCAGAGCAGCGAAGTATTTACAATCTTGTGTTGGTGCCTTGCCAATAGATGGCGGTATAGGTCCTATGACGTTAGCAAAAGTCAACGAATATGTTGAGAAGTTTAACGTGGAATATGCTGTAGAAAACTACCAAAAGAATAGACAAAATTATTACGAAGAACTATCCACATTTGCCACATTTGGCAGAGGTTGGACTAGACGTGTAGAAGAAACTACTGAGACAGCAAAATCTTGGATATAAGAGCTTGACTTTCCTGTAGGATTGTGATATAATAGAGTTTGAATAGTTAAAAAAAAAGGATTATTATGTTTATTCACAAGCAACCTACAGGTGAGTTGCCACCCCTGAAGGCAAAGAATGTTGACGGTAAAAGATTTTACGAACATTTAGAAACAGGCAGTAAGTACCCCTCAATAACAAGTGTATTATCAATAATACAAAAAGAAGGTCTAAAGAAATGGCGTGAGAGAGTTGGCGATGAAGTTGCTAACCATATTATGATTACTAGTGCTAATCGTGGCACAGCAGTTCATAACATGATTGAAGACCATTTAAACAATATTGACATCAATGATGTGGAAAAGTATAAGAAGCAATTTCTTCCACGCATGATGTTTCAGACATTAAAAAGTACACTTCAAAACATAAATAATATTAGACTACAAGAGGCAGGCATGTATAGTGAAAAATATACAGTTGCAGGTCGTGTGGACTGTATTGCTGAATATGAAGGTAAACTTTCAATTATAGATTTTAAAACAAGCAAAGCAGACAAACAAGAAGATTGGATTGAGAATTACTTTATTCAAGGTAGTGCTTATGCTGAAATGTATGAAGAAAACTTTGGCGAAAAGATTGACCAGATTGTTATATTGATTACTACAGAGGAAGGTTCTGTACAAGTATTTAAAAAAGATAAAAAAGATTATCTGCCTAAACTAAAAGAAGCAATAGAAAACTTTTACAAATGGATAGAAACAAATGCTAAAACAAATTAAAACTTTTTTAAGAGGAATACTAGGTATTGGATTGATTGTATTATTCTTTTTTTTATTATCTTTTGGATTAAACAAAGCACAAGCAGACGAGAAACCTTATTTTTTACCAGGTACATTATACCCAATACAAGTGCCAATGATGTGTGGCGAAAGCACAACAGTATTGACACAAATTGTAAATGGGTTTAAGATGAAAAGTTTGGCAGTAGGACAAGTAAAATATGCTGGAGACTTAGATGCTGATAGTATTGGTGTTATATCATTTTGGATACACCCTACTTTAGAGTATGGTAGTATGTTAATGACAATAAAAGAAGGCAATTTGACATGTTTATTAGGTTATGGTGTGGACTGGCAATGGGACACAGACTTAATGATAGATGTCGTAAACGAAGTTATCAATGAAGATGAGACAAGTACGCAATAGGGACTTGGGTGCAATACCCAACACCTCCACCAAAACCACTTCTATGAAGCATGGTGGTACCACAGATGAAGTGGTTTTGATGGGGGTGATATAGGTTTGACCGTTGTGAGAAAGTTCATTGGAGATAATTCACTGGCGAGTGTAAACGTGACAAATGCAAACTTTAACGAGTATGCTTTAGCAGCCTAGTGTTGCTTAGGGTTTGCCTGTACCTCGTAACAGAAACAGGCACTATTAACAAGTGATAAGGAGATTATGACAAAACAAAGTGAACAATTTTACGAGCTTCTGGATAAGATGAGACAAGTACACGACAATAAGAGGCATGATTATGCTTCTGTTGATGATGTATTCGCAAACTTTAGAACAAGTGAAATGGCAGGTATTCCTGCATGGAAAGGCGTTGCATTGCGAATAAGCGATAAGTTTAGTCGTTTAATGTCTTTCTGTAAACAAGGTGAATTAAAAGTACAAGACGAAAGTATTGGCGACACCTTAATAGATATGGCAAACTATGCTATCATATGCCATATTTTATTTTATGAAATGAGAAACAAACAAATGAACGCACATAAAGACGATATAACAGAAAAGTTTTTAGCAGCACAAGGAGATAATAATGACAGATGATAATTCAGTAGATAAGTCTTTTGAGAATGAAACACCGGCACCAAGTCCTATGGTTCAGATTTCTATAAAAGAATACGACAAGTTAAAAGAACATCAAAAGTATATATCAGACAAAGGTATAATTGACATTATAGATAATGTTGAAAGACTTGTTAGAGCATTGAGAAAACATATTGTTAGGACAGACATATAATGACACCTAAACAATTTGCATTAGTAATAGAAAAACGAGCAAGTAAGAAAAGAATAAGTCACATGGAAGCTGTATTAGATTATTGTACTGAGAAACAGATTGAACCAGATGAAGTGACACATTTAATTAACAGAAACTTAAAAGAAAAAATAAAGGCAAATGCTGAAAATTTGAATTTCTTACCAAAGACAGCAACATTGCCAGTATAAGGATAAATTATGGAACAATGGAAAATAAAACCTCACACATTTAAATTTAGAGAAGGCGACAGCGATGAAAAAGGTGGTTGTACGTTTATTGGTGGTACATGGAAAGATGTTACTACAGATGAACTATTTGCAGGCAAAAGGGTAGTATTGTTTAGTCTACCTGGTGCATTTACACCAACTTGTTCAAGTGAACAGTTACCGGCATATGAGGAAATGTATGATAGATTTAAACATGCAAGAATAGATGAAGTTTATTGTGTATCAGTAAATGACGCTTTTGTAATGAATGCTTGGGCAAGAGACCTAGGTATTAAGAAAGTAAAAATGATACCAGACGGTTGTGGTACATTTACAAGTAATATGGGTATGTTAGTAAGTAAACCGGCACAAGGTTTTGGTATGAGAAGTTGGAGATATTCTGCTCTTGTAGAAGATGGTCTTGTAACTAGATTTAACCAAGAACCAGGATATAATCATCAATCAGTAGACGCTGACCCATACGTTAGGTCAGACCCACAAACTATATTAGCGACTATTAGTGTATAATATTTTTTCAACACCTATCTTTATTGATGATATTGATTTAAGTAAAGTTAATTTATTATCTGAAAGTTTTAAGGCACAATGGGAATCCAATACAACATCATCACATGGAGAAACCAATACACTTAAACAAGAAGAAGTAAAGTATTTACTAGACACTATAGTAAAAAATTTAAATGAGTTTATACAAGACCCATTTGAAATATCATTAACACAGATGTGGAGAAATAAATATAAACCAGGTGACTTTCAGGAGAAACATGCACATGTAAAACATAGTTTTTCTTTTATTATCTATGAACAGGTAACTGAAAGTAAAACTGTATTTGTACACCCAATACAACAACTGTTATTAGAAAAATATGGATATGATAAAGATGATAAAATGGAATGTATATTCAATCATCAACATGAACCTAAATGTAAAGCAGGTCAAATCATTATCTTTCCTAGTTACTTAGAACATTTTGTAAGAAGTAATGACGAAGAAACAATTACAGTTGCAGGTAACATAAAGTTAAATATAAAATGAGAGACGGATACAACATATATAAAAAATACTTAGCAATCAAGTTACATTTTTCAAAAGATGAGTTTGATTTTTTTAAGTATGGAGGAGAAACGAAAGCAAAGTATGAAACATTTATTAAGCGTAATGACAGATATTTCTTTGTCAAGGCAGCCAGAAAGTATGGCAATGATATTGTTGATTATTTTGTTGCTAACTTCATAGGCAACAAAACAGATTATATCAAAGATTTTAGCGAAGATAATTATTTAGAGTGGCGAAAAAGAATAGATGGTTTAACATATTACTTTAAGTTAGATATGGAAAAACTATTGAAGAAAACTGATGGTAACTTTGATAAGATATTTAAATGTTATCGTGGTCAACACCCACCGTTAATTAAAATGTATTTGGCAAAAAAGATTACATTAGAAACATTATGTATATTAGAAACAATGCTAAACTACACAAGACAGTTTGATAGAGATATAGATGAGACTTATGTATATCCTACAATTAAAAGAAGAATGAAGAAGTATCAACCTTTCATAAAGTTTAATCCAACAAAGATGAAACTAGAATTAAGGAAGATGTTAAGTGATTAAAGGTTGCGTTGGGTTTTCGTACAAACACGGATATCCATGGATAGGACATATGATACTAGTAAGAGGAAAGAGAACAATAAACATACCATTATTATATCCGTTATATTTGCTGTTGACTTTTATGTGGAGACATGATATAATGTTTACTAAAACAAGAGATTTTTAAATGATACAAGAACATCATGTAATTGGAAATGGCGAAAGTAGAAAAGATTTAAATGTTAATGAACTAGATGGCACGACCTATGGTTGTAATGCCATTTATAGAGATTACTATACAGACTATCTATTCAATAAGGATAAACCTATTCAACATGAAATACTTGATAGTCAATGTTGGAAAGATAGAAAAGTAATTATACAAACTAGATGGTTTGGTCAAGGTCATTATAACGAGGCATATGGTACAATGTCATTATGGAAAGATATGTTAGGTACAAATGATTTTACAGATTGTGGTTCAGCGGCACTTACATATGCCAGTACGAGAGCAAAGTCTTTTGGTGGTGTTGTAAACATGTATGGTTTTGATTTTGATAAAGCAGATACAACTTATGTAAATAACATATATAAAGGAACACCTAATTATTCTGATAGAGTAAATCAACGCAAAGGTGTCACTAAAGAATTTTTAGAGTGTATAGAAAAATTTAAAGATGTACAGTATGTTTATCACGGTGATAAATTACCTGACTTGTTAACAAAATATGAGAATGTAAGATGAAATTATTAGGTATTAGATTATGTGACCACGATAGTAATATTACAATTACAGATGGCACTAAGGTACAATATCATAAAACAGAAAGACACTATGGTGTTAAACATCATCATTTGCCATTTGAGAAATTAAAAGATTATCTTACTGAAAAAGGTATTGACTTATCACAAATAGATGACGCAGCTATTGTAGTTGATGAACAAAACATAGAGAAGGTACATAGTTTAGTACAGTTAGGTCTTAAATGTAAAATAGAAAAAATAGACCACCATTTAGCACATGCATTGAGTGTCTGGCCGATATCTAACACGGAAGAAAATACAACAGATTTTATATTAGATGGTTATGGTGACTATAAAGTACATCACACAATTTTAAAATACCAAAAAAGAAAACATGTAGAGTGGAACTTAGATGAAATGAAAAGTCTAGGTATGCAGTTTGGTGAGTTTGGTGCTAATATTGGAATGAAAGGTAATGATATAGACTTTGCAGGTAAACTTATGGCATTGAAAAGTTGGTATTCAAAAGATGTACAGTTTTGTAATTCTTTAAATAATATACACTTTGTTAATGTACAAGAAATATTTAATTTTAATAGATGGATTGAACATAAAGGTTCTAGGTATGTGGCAGAGAATACAAAGGTAGAATGGTTTGCTAATTTACATATGTGGTTAGAAAGTACAATTACAAAGTATTTTAAATTGTATGCTAAACCAGATGATAAGATATCTTTTTCAGGTGGCGTGGCACAAAACATATGTTTTAATGAACAACTAGGTAAGTATTTTAAAAACTTATCAATACCACCTCATGCTAATGATGAAGGATTATCTTTAGGTGCAGTTGAGTATTTAAGAAAAAAACATAATTTAGAACACTTTGACAACTCAGGTTTCCCTTATTGGCAATCAGATGAGGCACCAGAAACTACAGCGAGTTCGTCAACAATCAAACAAAGTGCTGAACTGTTAGCACAAGGTAAAGTATTAGGTTGGTATCAAGGACATGGCGAAGTAGGACCTAGAGCATTAGGTAACAGGTCAATCTTAATGACGCCATGTATAGGTTCAAAACAAAGAGTAAACGAAATAAAACAAAGAGAAGATTATAGACCATTTGGTGCGTCTGTACTTAAAGATAAAGCACATATATATTTTGATATAGAAGATAGTCCACACATGTTATATTCTTGTAATGTAAAAGATGATAGATTAAAAGAAGTAACACATGTTGATGGTAGTTGTAGACCACAAACAGTTGATGGTAACAATCCTGTCTTTGAAGAATTATTATATGAAGTTGAGAAGTTAACAGGTCTACCTGTGTTATTAAATACATCTTTAAATATACAAGGTAAACCTATCTGTGGTAATATAGAACAAGCAAAACAAATTAAAGGACTAGACAATCTAGTAATTGGTAATGACACAAGAAGTTAAAATATTAAAATACGATATTACTAATTTTATTGCATGTCCTGTACTTCATGCTAAAACAGATTTTAATTTAAATGAACGAGAAGATTTTATATTAAGAGAAATGGCAGGTTTTAAAGATATGCCTAAAGATGAAAAATATGGCGTTAATGTATCTGGTAATCATACACTACTTGACACATATGGTATGGAAAGAGTAAGAGACTATATTGTAAACTTTACAAAAGAGTATGTAAGAAACACTTTAAAAATAAAACAAGAATTTTATTTAACGAGTAGTTGGGCAACAAAAAATCTTAAAGGTGATAGACACCACGGACATACACACCCTAATACATTATTGAGTTGTGTATATTATTATAAAGCAACAAGTGGTAAACTCACAGTATCAACAGACCGTAATGGTTTGTTTCCTAACTTTGATTTTAATTTTGATTATGATGAATGGAATAATTACAATGCTAAATCGTGGACATTTGATGTACAGACAGGAGATATATTATTGTTTCCAGGTTACTTAAATCATTTTTCTACACCTAATGAAAATGATGATGAAAGAATAATAATTGGTGCAAATTTTTTTACGAGAGGCAAATTTGGTACATACGACAATACAGACTTGATAGAGATTAAATAATGTTTTATAAGACACACTTAAACTGGACAGATGAATTTGTTGAAAACAATATACAAGTTATAGAAGATAACTATAGTATGTGGCCGACAAGAAACAGATGGAATTGTAATGTACATGCTGTACACGATAATGATGAAGATGTACCAGGTATTGATTTTACATATCTAAGAAACAAGTACGAAGACTTAGCAGTTGAAGTTGCAAAACATTATAATATGAAAGAATATCATTTAAGTGATTTATGGTATAACTACTATAAAGAAGGACAGTACCAAGAACCACATATGCATGACGGACACGGTGGTGTAACAGCAGTACACTATATGTTATTTGATCCTAAAGAACATAATCTAACAGAATTTACGGATGGTGATAAGTCACCAGACATACAACAAGGTGATATATTATTCTTTGATTGTCACAAAGAACACTATGTACCACAAAACAAAAGCACTAAACCTAGATTAACAGTTGCATTTACAATTACAAAACATGACATACGATAAGAAATTGAACGATAAAATAAAAGAATTAAACTCAACAAGAGTGTTTAAGAAGATAACACCTAAGTACGATTTATCTTGGTATGTTAAATGGGTATCAAGTGTATTGATATTATTAGCAGTATCTAGTAGAGCTGCAGGTGGTTTACATATGTGGGATTTAGGGTTTAGTTTAGTAGGCACGATTGGTTGGTTATGGGTAGGTATACTATGGCATGACCGTGCATTAATTATGTTAAACGGTGCTCTTGCAACATTATTGTTTACAGGTATTATGAAGGCATTTTTAACATGACAGAACCTACAATTAACTTATTTGTATTAGGTAATGGCGAAAGTCGTTATGGCATATCAGTACATAATTTACAACGTCAAGGTAAAGTATGGGGTTGTAATGGCATGTATAGAGATTATGACCTAGATGGTTTGATTGCAGTTGACCCTATGTTAGAACATGAAATATACAGGTCAGGTTATGCACATAAACATCAAGTTTGGTTTAGAGATTGGGATAGTATGCCTGCTGACCACTATGATATGATGAAAGAAGCATTTGTAGGTAAAATGGAAAATGCTAAGATAAGAGAACATGGTGAGAAATCAGATAGTTTTGTTATACATGGTCAAAGTGCCATAAATCAAAAGAGAATTACAGAAAGATGGAAAGGCGATGGTTACGAAAACGTTTATTGTACATGGTTAAACGGAGGTGACAATGTGTCGCAATTGAAAGAATTAATGGTAGATGTTGATGGCGAACCTAGGGATATGGGTTGGTGCTCTGGCGCTAGTGCCATGTATGTTGCATGTAAAGTAGAACAACCAAAGCGTTGTTATTTACTAGGTATGGATATGTATAGTCAGACAGATAAGGTCAACAATCTATACAAAGGTACACAAGGTTATGTTTCTGCTGAGGAAAGTGCATTGATACCAGAGAATTGGGTCATACAAAAAGCAAAAGCAATGATGAGATTTCCAGATATAGACTTCATCAAGGTACAAGGAGAAGGATACCAAGAGATTCCAGAGTGGGAATCCGTGCCAAATGTACGATATATGAACATAGAATATTTTAAAAAAAAATTTATATTAGAGCTTGACAATGAGCAAGTTTTATGATATAATAGAGATATCTTATAAAGGCAATATAGTTGCAACTTTATTGCTGCTACTGGCTGAACAACAATTAAGAGGTTGTAAGGCATGGATAGAGAGGGTTATGGGCGAATGCTTGAAGACACTCTATTCAGTTGTAAGTAGGGACCACCTGTAAAACAGATTGGACTCTTCCCGGAAGCTTGGGGGTAAACCAATAAATCCCTCGTAGCATAAGATAACTTGTATAAATAATAATGTCGCTAATATAGACAATACAAATATAACGAATACAACAAAAGGAAAATATATGTCATTCGCAAATCTAAAAAGAAGTCGTGGCAACTTTGACAAGCTAACCAAAGAGTTAGAAAAAGTTGCAACTCCAACTACAAATCAAAATTCATCAGGAGACGAAAGGTTCTGGAAACCAGAACTTGATAAAACTGGTAATGGTTTTGCCGTTATCAGATTTTTACCTGCCGTTGAAGGTGAAGAATTACCTTGGGCAAGAGTATGGTCACATGCTTTTCAAGGACCAGGTGGTTGGTACATTGAAAACAGTTTAACTACACTAGGTCAAAAAGATCCAGTTTCAGAGGAAAACACAAAGTTGTGGAACACTGGTAGTGACGCTGATAAAGAAATCGCTAGAAAAAGAAAAAGAAAGTTATCTTACTTTACAAATATTTTAGTTGTTTCAGACCCTAAACATCCTGAAAATGAAGGTAAGGTATTCTTATACAAGTTTGGTAAGAAAATCTTTGACAAGGTTACAGAAGCTATGAAACCTGAATTTGAAGATGAGAAGGCAATCAACCCATTTGATTTTTGGGAAGGTGCAAACTTTAAATTAAAAATCAGAAAAGTTGATGGTTATTGGAATTATGACAAATCTGAATTTGAACCTATCTCTAAACTAAAAGAGACAGACGAAGAAATAGAACAGATTTGGAAAATGCAAAAACCTTTAAAAGAATTTTCTGCTGCTACAAACTTTAAATCATATGATGAGCTGAAAAGCAAATTTGAGAAAACTGTTTATGGCACAGGAAAATCTGAGACGGCAGAACAAGTAGATATCCCACCTGTAAGTGCTGCTGTTGAAGAAGTTAGTGAAGACCTAAAGCATGAAAGTATACCAACTCCAGAAGTTACTTCCCCTAGTAATGATGAAGATGATACTATGAATTACTTTAGCAAATTAGTCAACGACTAATCTCTCCTAGTAAGTAATATAATCACTAACGAAAGGGCGGCCTAGTGTCGCCCTTTTTTACATATAAATAGGGACATGATTAAAAGTTTTATTGAACATAGACTATTTCCTACTACAGTATATCAGAATGAGATACCTGTAAATCAAAACGAATTTACTACAATAAAAGAAATAGATTATGAGCGTATGCCTAGTGATAATGGGTATATGACAAGGTACAAAAGAATTTTAACACTATTACCTGATACAAGAAAATCAATAGAAAAACATATAAATTATTATGCTTATGATGTACTAGGTATATCTCATAAACATAAATTTCATATCACTACAAGTTGGGTTAACAGACATAAAACAGGTGATAAAGCACACACACATTTTCATGCTAATTCATTGATAAGTGGTTGTTACTATCTAAAAATGCCAGAGAGTGGTGGTGATATTTGTTTTCCTAAACCTACTAATCATAATAATTTTTTAAGTGATACATTTAATTTTGACACACAGGTAACTAACGAAAGAAATTCAGCAGAGTATAAGATAGATGTTAAAGAGGGTATGATACTATTATTTCCGTCTCAGACAAGACATTTTACTCAGATAAATAATTCTATAGAGGATAGATACTCACTTGCATTTAATGTATGGACTAAAGGTGAGATAGGTTACGAAGATATAGAAAAGATTAAATTATAATGGATTTATTTTTAGACATATTAGTTGATTTTGGATTACCAGTTGCTGGTGCAATGGTAATGGGTGTCTTTATATACATTATCCTTAAATACATATTAGCAGGTGTTGTAGGTCAAGTTGCCACAATTACAATGTTAATCTCAGCATTAGACAATAGAATTAAAACAATGAACCACGACATGATTAAATTAGATATATTAATTAGTAGCGCTCTAAACTTACGACCAGATTTAGATAGAGTTTCCAGGTCAGATGGTAAAGAAGACGCAAGGAAAGATTGATGGTTGAAGTAGAAGTAACAGCACCTATAATAGATATGTTAAATAGATACGGATTTGCCTCTGTAGCAGCAATTGCTATGGGTTGGTTTATCTATTTTATTTACAACTTTGTGACTGGTAATATCATAGAAAAATTAGACAAGGCACAAATGACGACTATAGCACTAATAGACCGTATTAGAATGCTAGACAATGACTTAATACGATTAAGGTCAAAACTTAATACAGTATTAGAAATGAGAGAAAATGAAGAAAATAACAGACGTAAAAAACCAGATTAGTTACCTTAACGCCTTATTTCAAGGCGCCCTTGCATTATTAGCATTGTTTGCCATAGCGATATTACTCGTATTCATCACACAATTATTATAAATAGTAGCATGAAAAGTACACTAAAAAGTGTACTAGGGGTAACATTGTTATGTACTATTTTGACTTCCACTAGTACATCATCAGAAATCGTCCATGAGTTTAAAAATCCTGCGTTTAGCGGCAATGGGTATAGCTCTCATGTACTTTCTGTAGAACAGTTACAATCAAACAGAAAAAAACAGGTAGCAGATGACGCTAAGTCAGCAGCATCAGCTACTGAAAGAGCAGAGAAAAATAAAACAATAAACAAATTTATTGCCAATGTAGAAAGTAGAATTTACGCTAATCTTTCTAAACAGTTAGTAGATAATATGTTTGGTGAGTCCTGTACAGGTACTTGTCCTACATCTGGTACTGCTGATATAGAAGGTTCTACAATTTATTGGGTCAAAGATACAACTACAGAAATAATTACATTAACTGTTACAGACGAAAATGGCACGGTAACACAATTAACCGTACCAATGGGTGATTTTAATTTTTAGGATTTTATGGGTGCATTAGAAATATTAAAAGTGTTAGGAGTGGTTTGCCTGTTGACTGGCTGTGCTAGTACAAATAGTGCTTATAAGAATGGTGAATATAAAGCACCATACATAGAGGGCACAACAACAAGTAAGTTGTTAGAAGAAATACCTGATTTAGATAAACAACCACAGATAACAATTGCAGTTTATGATTTTAGCGACCAAACTGGTCAAAGAAAACCAAGTACAAAGTTTTCTCAATTATCAACGGCAGTAACACAAGGTCCTGATGTATGGGTTATCAATGCATTAAAAACTGTGAGTGGTGGTGATTGGTTTAAAGTTGTAGAACGAAAAGGTCTAAATAATCTAGTTAAAGAAAGACAATTAATTAGGTCTACTAGAGAATTATATGATGGAGAAAGTGATGTTAAAAATCAATTAAAACCTATGTTATTTGCCGGTCTTATTGTAGAGGGTGGCATAGTAGGTTATGATACTAACACACAATCTGGTGGTGTAGGTGCAAGATATTTTGGTATTGGTATCAATGAAATGTACCGTACAGACCAAGTAACAGTTTCATTAAGATTAGTTGCAGTACAAACAGGAGAAATATTATTAACTGTTAATGCAACAAAAACAATTGCCTCTTACAGTAAAGGCGGCGATGTGTTTAGATTTTTAGATATGGGTACAAGAGCACTTGAACTAGAACAAGGTTCAGCTGTGAATGAACCAGTTAGTTATGCTATACGAACAGCAATAGAATATGCAATCTTGCAAATGATATATGAAGGTGTAAATTGTGATTTATGGAAAATGCAAGGTGTAAAGGAGATAAAAATACATGAAAACAATAACTAAAATAGTTATGTTTTTGATGATGTTAACAATGCCAGTAATGGCAAATGACATTTATGTAACTCAATCTGGTGCTACACTAGATTTAGATATATTACAAGACGGACAAAACAACACAATAGGTAACAGTACCACAGCGTCAACTGTAACAGGTGCTACCACGACTTTAAATATTGACCAAGTTGGTGATAGTAACGTACTAACCTTTGACATTAATGGTGCAACTTATACTGGTACTTTTGATGTAACTGGTAATAGTAACAACATTGATTTCAATTGTGATAGTGCAGGAACAGTTAGTTCATGTGCTACGGTTACTGCCTCTGTTGTATGGGTAGGTTCTTCAAACGACTTAGACATTGACATAGGTGAAACAGCAGACGCTTCAAACGCTGCCGTTACAATATCAGGTGCGTCAGGTAGTGATAGTAATGTTATAAATGCTACAATAGATGGTACAAGTGTTATCCTTACTTTATCAGTAAACGGTGATACTAACAATTACTTACTAGACATAGACGGAGATGGTGATAGTGCAGGACATACACTTATACACACTCACACAGGTTCAATCGCTGATGTAGATATCACACAATCAGGTATCTATGACAATATGATTACACTAACAACTTCAGGTGATAACCACGATATAGATATAATCCAGAGAGACTAATAATGTCTAAATGGTTTCTAACCTTTTTCATAATCTTTTATGCTAGTCATAGTTTGGCTAGCATAGGAGAGGTAACACAAATAAAAGGTAATGGTGTTGTAGATAGAAAAGATGGCGAAAAAGAAATCATCCTAGAAAAAGAAACAGATATATTTTCATACGATACAGTTAAAACAGGCAATGGTAAAGTTGGTATAGAATTTATAGACTTAACTAGAGTTGATGTAACTGAACATAGTAAACTTATCATAGATGAATTTGTTTACGACCCTAATACTAAAACAGGTAAACTATCATTAAAGGCAAAACTAGGCACAATCAAATACGCCTCAGGTCAGATTGCCAAAAATTCAAAACAGAATGTAAAGATAACAACACCTACAGCAACGATTGGTGTTCGTGGTACAGACTTTACAATGACTATTGATGAGATAGGTTCATCTACAATTATTTTATTGCCAAGTTGTGATACAAATGGTAATTGTTTTGTAGGTGAGATAAGTGTAGAAAGTGACGCTGGTCAAGTTATACTTAATCAGGCATTTCAAGCAACTGTAGTTGACAACCTTGCAACTAGACCATTGTCACCTGTAATTTTAGATTTAGATGAAGATATGATTAACAATCTATTAATAATATCTAAACCGGCAGAGATAGAACAAATGCAAAACGAAGAAGGATTAAATGAAGTTGCAGACGCATTAGATATTGACTTTTTACAATTTGATGATTTAGAACAAGACTACTTAGAAGAAGACGAAAGTCAATTTGTTACAGGATTAGATATAGATTTTTTAGAACAAAATTTTTTAGTTGATATTTTAAAACAAATAAACGAAGAATTGGCAAAAGCAATGAGGTCAGAATTTGATAAACAAAAATCAGTTGATGGTATCATATTAGGTAAAAATCCAGAAACTGGTGTTATAATATTAGATGAGGATCCACAATGGGTTTGGAGTAGAGAAGCTGCTAGTGGTTCTTTTATTGAATTAAGATTAGATAAAGAGTATGGTTATGTATTAAATGTAATACAAGGTGAGTTTGTACAATACGATTTTGAATTAGGAGGGCAAGAAAATGCGATTACGATTAATCAGACTAATTAAAGATAATTTATTACTGGCATTTTTAGTATGTTTCTTGTTTACAACTTCAACAAATGCAGGAACTTTAAATTATAAAACATATGCTATAACTACCTATGCACCAAGCCTAGAATTTCCTTTCTATGATAATTCAACAGGTTATAACACAG